TTGGAATACAATATTGCAAGGGTAAAGGCAGTTTTACCTTCCGTTTATAGACTTGCGTTAGGCGGAACAGCTGTCGGAACCGGATTAAATACTCACCCTCAGTTTGCGGTAAAAGCAGCGGCTCAAATCGCTAAAGAAACTGGACATCCTTTTGTAAGCGCGGTAAATAAGTTCGAGGCACTCGCGGCTCACGATTCTCTTGTAGAAACGAGCGGTGTGTTGAAAACGATCGCTGCTTCTTTAATGAAAATTGCAAACGATATACGTTGGCTTTCTTCTGGTCCTCGTTGTGGAATTGGTGAAATTAGTATTCCGGAAAATGAACCAGGTTCTTCTATCATGCCGGGTAAAGTGAATCCAACACAATCAGAGCAGATGACGATGGTCGCGGCTCAAGTAATTGCAAATGACGTTGCAGTAAATATAGGCGGTGCTTCTGGAAATTTCGAGTTGAACGTTTTTAAACCTTTGATTATCCACAACGTTTTGAATTCGATTCGATTACTTTCTGATTCTTGTGTTTCTTTTGAAGAACATTGTGCTCGTGGAATTATTCCGAATAAGGAAAAGTTAAACGAACACTTAAATAATTCTTTGATGCTTGTGACCGCTTTGAATCCTCATATAGGTTATGATAACGCTGCTAAAATTGCCAAGAACGCGCATAAAAAAGGAACAACTCTGAAAGAGTCCGGAATTGAATTGGGACTTTTAACAAGTGAACAATTTGATCAGTGGGTTCTTCCCGAAAAGATGATCCATCCTTCGGTGGATTAATTCAAGGTGTTAGGCGAAGGGAAGTTAGTCCCATCGCTTATCTAAATTTTTGAACGATTTCGTTTCTACTTCTAAAAAATTTTATAATTTTAAAAAGATGTAATTCTTACATTAGAGTCGTTGAAAATTCTATTGTAAAGATTAGAAAAACTGATTTAATTATTTATTTCAATACAATCGTTAAAGGTTTAAAATTTTAATTTTTTAGCAGAACTACTTTATTTAAAAGATTTCTCTTTATCTTAATAGAATTTTCATTTTATACTTAACACGTAAAATTTTAAAAATCTGCTCTATGTGGTTTCCTTGAGAATACATAACTTATAAAAATAATATTCTAATTTTTTTAAATAATTTTTTGATAGATTCTATTTTCTTTGTAAAAATTTTTTCTTTTTTAGGAAGAAACTAAGTATACCAAAAAAGTACCGCTACAATTCCCATTAAAGTCCTAATCAAAAAAGTCCAAAACAAAGTTTTACCCAAAACTAAAACGACTTAATCGAAAATTTTCAAGGTGCTACTTCCCATTCTTTGGATTCGTCTTTTGGTCTTGCTGCAGATTCTCCAAACCAGCGAACGAATTGGTAAACGTATGAAGCTCTAAAAGAATTCATTCCATCTTCTAAACAAAATTTTTTTAAAAGCTGGTCTGCGTTTTCACGATATTTTATTCGATCTAATTTTTCTTCTCGCATCAACTGATAAAGTGCGTCGTGTATAAGAGAACCTCTTATAAACGTTTTTGTGTCGATTGTTGGACCACTCGGCCCATCCCAGGCGTATCCTGCTTCGATTTTTAACAGACCTTCCGGATCTAAATTTACAAAAACCTTTACTTCGGATTTTCTGATCTTAAGTGAAAGATCCGTTTTGATTTCAGTTTGGAAATTATAAGAATTTACGAGTTGATACTTATAGTTCTTTAAAATTTTATAAACGATATGATTCAATTTTTTCCTTCTTTAAGAATGATTAATAAGCTAAATGATTCTGTTGTGTTTCTTTTATTTTTTCAATTGTAGATTGTTTAACTCCCAATCTCTTCTTTGTGTACAACGTCATCGTTGTGACGTTTACAATTCCGAATTCTTCTTGAACTGCGTCTGAAAAATCATTAAATTCTAAATCTTCAAATTGAATCTTCAGTTGTGCTTTAAACGTTGATAACATGATATTTCCTTCTTTTGCTTACTTTCAAGGAACCAAAGACATTTAAAATATAACTATGATTAAGCGACGTTTTCTACGGCTTCGATTTCCAACTCAGTTTCGTTTGGAGAGATGTACAAACGTTCTTTCTCTTCGTTTAATTGAATTCCAAGCTTTTGTATTGCCTTTATTGGTTCGGCCAGTATTTGCTCTTTATTTAATTCTAGTTTGATTCTTAGATTAACTCCGCTTAAATTACCAGATTGTTGAACTTTTCTAAAAGATTATTATCGGTTAAAACTTTTTCGTAAAATTTTGCCGTTCCTCTGGTTTTTACTGAAGGTGGAACATTACGAAGTTTTAAAGTTCCAGTTGCCAGATTACAGGTTTTGTATTCTGGATTTGGAAATAGTTCTTCTAAATGGTGTTCTTCTTAAAATTTAATTCCAGAAACTTAATGTTGGATTTTTAAATCCAAAGGATCCATTTCGTTCTGAAGATCTAATAGTAGTTTGGCAATTTGGTCGTCTGTTTTACTTTTGATTCTATCTTTTTCCCATTTAATTTCTCCGAATTGTTGAACGGCCAGAGCTATGTCGGGACGTTCATTGTATCGATTATTTGGTAATTCCATACGAATTGTTTTGTTAGGCGAATCTTTTGTTTTTAACATCATTCCTCCTAATTGGACGGTTTGGCATTTTGTGGTGTCATATCTACAGCAATTGCGTTAGTCGATGAAGATAATACTGCAACGGAAGGGATTTTTTTTACAGAAGGTTTCTTTTTGATTTTTTGAATTTTCGATTTTATAGATTTTTGTTTTATCATTTTAAATTCTCCTGAATGAAATTGCAATTTTCGTTTTTAGATTGCAATTTCACTTACATTTTGGTCCTCTATAATTGCAAATTTTTATAATAATATAAGTTTCTTTTTTAGAATTTAAAATATTTTTATACCAAATCGCAAATTCTTGAAATGAATTAGAATCTAACATTTCCATTCATTTTTCTGATTCATTGTCATCTCGATAAATGGAGCGGATCGTTTCTATAGGAAGTGCCCATGATTCTTCGATTGCTTTCACATAACGTTTTGTATTCCTGATTCCTTTTATTACGTCTGCAAGATGTTCGCGGTATAGTGGACCACATTGAGTCCCCTCTTCGATTTTTGCCGAGTATTTGAAAGCTATATCTCTTAGATTGAGTTTTGACTCTATGACTATTTGTTCCAATCTCTGAGAAAGTTTTCTTCCTCTTCTCCAGAATTCTCCTTTATGAACGACTTCACCGTTTACGATATATCTTTTGAATTTTTCCAGATCTATCATTTGATTTTACGCTGCTCCTTTTGGCTCTTCGTGTTACGCGGATTTTTCGTTGTTTGCATGAAACGAACGAATTTTATCGGAAAGAGAAATCAAAGGTTTAAAGTTTTGAATCAGGCACTCTTCACAAAGGTCCGTTTGGCGCATAGATTCATTTTGATTACACTGAACGCATAGATTAACTGTCATAATGAAATTCTCCTTGGTATTTTGATCTATTTACTCGTCGAATTCTTCTTCTAAAATATATTCAAGAATCCTAATGAACTCTTGAGTTTTACTCTGATTTTTTCCGCAGATTTGCAAGATGTCATTTTTTACTTAAAAAAGAGAAGTAACCGTTTTATCGTGCATCTCGCTGTGATCGTCCCATCTCCAGTCGAAAGTTGTAAATTGTTCCCTTACATACTCCGCGATTTGAACGATCATTTTTTCCTCTATATCAGAAAGAACGATCGGATCCAAATTGTCCCTGCTAAGGATCGGATTCTTTTCCGCGATAGTGGTCAAAACTTCTTGTTTCATTAGGCGGCTCTCCTGATTTTTCGTTTATTGTGAAGCTGTGTAGAACGACGACCCATACGGTACGGAACATTCCAATTTTTGAATGCTTCCCTGAATTCGGTATATGAATGTTGTCCGTTTAAACTTTTCGAAAGATAATCATAGTTTACTTCCGCTTCTCTTGCGAATTTTGCTAGGGTTTTCATTTTCAATGTGATACAAATGAAGTCCTTACATTCGTCTCCGTTGATGATAATCATTGAACCTCCATTTTGTGATTGCGATTTTGTTTTCATTTGCAAAGATTGGGTTGTGTTGAATGTTCCAATCTCGCTTCAAAATCGATTTTTAACTTCGGCGAGTTCAATCTCGCTTGATACAATATACGTTAAAAATGTATAAATGTCAAGAATTAATACGATAAAAATGTATAAATCGGATAAAAAATTTCCGGATCGTCTCTAAAAACTCATCGAAATTCTTGGACTTTCTCAGGCTGAATTTGCTCGTTCGATTGATTTAAAACCTGCGTTTATCAGTGATCTTATCAATCAAAGAGCAAAAAGTTTTTCACAAGAATCCTTACTGAAACTTCGAGTTGCGCATAATGTTAACCCTCTTTGGCTGATTTCGGGAGAAGGTCAGATGTTGATTACTGAGTTGGAAATAAAGACGGATCTTGAAACGGATCATTATAGATCGCTTCTTAGAAAAATCTAAACACGTCCGCAGATAGAAGTTTTGTTGGAAAGTCTTATGGAGGTTTCTGATTCTGAGTTGGAGGCTTTGCGCGTAGTCATAGAAAAATTTAGAAAGTAAAAATAAATATTTTTTTCCAGAGACTCAAACACAAGATTTACGATTTCTTGTGCGTATGTGTGCCTAAGAATTTGAATTGGCTGTGGTGAAACTTGAAAGTCGTATTCGAAATTTTTCAAAGTTCTTTCTACTTTCCAGTAAAGAAATTCGCGTAAATCTTCCCTTGTTTCCAATTTAGTACTCCAACAAAATAGCTATATATATGTTTAGTATATTTTTACCCCTGACAAAATCCAACCTAAATCCGTAAATATGACATTTTTTTTGTCCTAAATCGTTTGGGTTTTTAAATTCAAAATCGCAGTGACTCCAAATGACAATAATTTCGATATGTCTCATTGATTGAATTTGTAGATCCTTTCTAGTGACATGATTTGAATTTCAATTGTATTAATCCATTTATTCGTACCTTATCTAAAATTTTGTATGTTAATTATTAGATCGTTAAAACGTAAAAGAACGAATATTAATTAGTATATTCAAGAAATATAAAATTAAGACTGAATTTTTAAATGTATATCGGAATTAAAATAATCAATTTTGAAATAATAAATTTTTGGTCCTAAATTTTATCGCTCAAAGTTATATAATAAATACCGCTAAAATCCGTTTGAATACAGAATGTTAAATTTTTTGAAATTGCTATTATAATAAAATAGAATATTCAAAATATGTATTATTTAATTGGTGCCTATGAATTTTAAAAATTTTGTAAGTGTTTGACAAAAAGCTGGTATTCGATCCAAACAGGACGCTATGTCTATAATTAACGGTAACACTAAAAAAGGATCATTACTCAAAAGCTCACTATCTCTTGGCTCGGAAAAAGAAAAACCGATTTTAGAAACAACTGAACATTTGCCTTTAAAGGATAAAACTCAAATTTTAAAAACCAAGGAAGCCGCTCGATACTTAAATCTTTCGGTAAGAACTTTCAATCAATATGTAATCGATCATGAGATTCCTTTTATTCAATGGAGTCCTAGAGTTCGAAGATTTATGGTTGGAGATTTGGATAAGGTTGTTCTTGCTCGTAGAACAAAAAAGCAGATCTATTGATTTTCTTTTTTATTTTACAAGGTGAATAACGTCTTATGCTGACTTATTTAAAAGTTAGCGGCAGAACGATTCTATACGATTCTGTTCTGTTCTTTGTCTAGTAAAAAATTGTGCTATTCTTTGTTTACAATCGGAAGCGATTGAGTAGTCATTTGGCCCGCCTTGTGCGGGCCGATTTTGTGAGGAAGAATGGAATCTTCAAAAATTAGTCAAATAAAACTCGGTATCAAAGACTTTCTAGTCATCTTGGGCTTTGTAATTTCTGGAGTGATTCAATACAATACGATGTATAAAGAGCATGAAATCCGGATCGTTAAAATAGAAACCGAAATGGCTTCTATCGCTGAAGATCTTGCGGAAATAAAAGCGGATGTCAAAGATCTCATCAAACTTACTTCTGCTAAAGGAAGGAGAATAGAATGAAATTTTTATTAAAAGATGATCGAACTGGAAAATCTTCAGATACAACTCTTCGTACTTGGATTGTTTTCTTTTTGGTCGTTTCTTATCTGATTGTTTTGTCGATTTTATCCGATTTTTCTCCGGACTCTTTAAGACCTCTTCAGATGGATATTATTCAATGGTTGATTGTGTTTTATGGTGCAGTCGGAAGTCTTTATTTGGGTAAAAGAATTAACGAAAATTTAAATTCTTAAAAAAGAATTTTGGGTGAATTCTTGGATCGATTTCAAGATCCAAAAAGATCGGATGCAACTGTTCAAGATGTAGAAAGTAGGCAGCTGTAAATGTTTTCGATCTAAAAAGATTATGATCTTAAATAATTAGTTTGTTGATTGAAATGATTTCTTACATATCTCATCCAATTGCTCCTTGGAATCCTCAGAGAAAGGACCCAATTACTCCTCGTCTTTTTTTAAAAGATTACCAGCAGTGTATGGGAAATATATTTCAAGATTTTATAATTTACATAGGTCTAATTTATAGAATACCAGACTTTATTCATCTTACTACCTATAATTATTATGCTCTTTTTGAAGATTGGGCGATTAAAAATTAAAAAAAATGTATATGATTCTGGAGACCATTCTGAATATTTTAATATTCTAATGAATTCAAATAACATTCCTTTTAAGATTGTTAAGAAAAAGGGAGACAAGGAAGAGCTTTGTAGTTATTTTGAAAATGGAAATTTTCCTTGCGGCTTAGGTACGTATCTTACTAAAAAAGGACATATCATTCCGGGTAATGGTATTGTGATCAATGACGAAGGTAAAAAATTTTTAAAGGTTTCGGACCCTTATGGAGTTGGGCCTTCTTAATTAGATGCATATGGCTATATGATTCAATATGAATTAGACGTCTTGTTTGATTTAGGTGTTCCTACTGCTCTCTATTTGGAAAATTTTTAAATCCATTGAATTTTTCGGTTTAGGATAAAGTATTCTACCCATCAAATTAGAATATTTAATTTTGTTAATTTTTTGCGAAGGAGCCTAAGATGTAGGAATTATTACATTTAGGACTTGCTCTAAAATTTAGAATTGATTTTGAATGTTCTATAAAACTTGGTGGTTCCCAAGAATTTTATCTCTTGTTACTGAAGTTTCTGTATTTTGAAGTAAAGATATAAACTTATCTCAAAGTCTCTAAAAACATAAATGATAATTCTTTAGAAATTTCTAATAAACTTCTGTAGTTCCTGCAAAAACTTCGTGTTATATAATTTATGACTCTTTGTTCAGAGCTATTAAGTGTTTAGATTTTTGTACTATAATAGCGATTTGCAATAAAAATTTACGATACTCGAATTTGTATGGATGATAGTATTGTAATTTCTGTATGATTTCTCACATTTTTGTAATAGTTTATAAATTTAAGACCCTTTGTGCGGGAATTTGAATTTTGGATATATAAAAGTTTGTTTATAGATTCTTATAAGGTTAAGTAACCTAAGAAAGTGTTCTTAAGTTTCCATAAAAATTTTAAAAAGCTGATGAATTTAGAACAGTCATTAAGATTTAATATTAAGCCTAATTCATAATAAAATATCAGATATTATTATGGTGATTTTAATAAATTATATATTTTTAATATACTAATTTAGCTATTTTAATTACTTTTCAATAAATTTTACCATTTTAAAAAATCATATAATAGCCAAAAGAGGGGTTTTATAAGATCAATCTATAGATAGTTATATAAGTCTATTTGTAGTTCAGAATGCAAAAGCCAAGCGCCTTATCGAAGACTGGAAGATATTTTACAATTCAGAAAGACCACATAGTTCACTCGGAGGTCTGACTCCGGAGGAATATTTAAGACGATCTGCTTAAGAGAATTTTACACATTGTATTGGCACTAAAAACGGGGCATGTCAGAACCTATCATGATAGGTGTTATCTTTTAGATCGCAGATCAAAAGTAGGTGTCCAAGACTTTAAATTGAGCAGTTTAGAAACATTAGAGGCGGTTCCGTTCTTGTTTATTATCGTTAAAAAACGTATTCTATCTGACGTTTGGGTAATATTATTTTATGAGAATTAGTCATTTAGATTATTTGAAATCCTTAATTTTATCGATCAAAACTCTACCAGAGTCGCCTTCTGCGGATCCGATTTCTTTATTTTCCGAAAATAAAATTTTTCAATCTGCTCCAAATGCAAGCGATTATCCGAACTTATTTCCTTTCTGTATAAATTTTCAATCTCCACTCGTTTCGGTTCCGGATGGGAGACGGTTTCAAAGATTAGATTCTGAATTTGTGAATGGTATTAAAAATATTCGTTTTTTAAAAAGACATTATATTCAAGAAATTTAATATACTATTGAATTTTGGATGCAAGATTCTTTAAAAGATATTCCTTCTTCAGGTCATCTTAATTCAGGGGCTTTGGGAATTTTTGATCAGATTTTAATTTTCCTTTCTAATCAGCGGTAATTTATTACTCTTCACGGAGTTACCGTTGAAGTGAAACCGGGTTCTTTTTCTATTATAGCCAATCCTTCTGAAAATTTAGGATTTTATAAATTAACTACGGAAATTTTTTTTAACGACGGACTTTTTGAAACGGAATCGGTTCCTACTCTGGCTCAGGGAACCTTTCAAATCGAAGAGCCAACAGAAATAGGAACATCGGGGGAACAATGAAAGTAGTTGAGTTTATTAAAAAGTACGAAATTACACCGGTTTTAGCAGCCGGATTTTTGGATCATTTGCGTAGAGTGCCGGAGGAAGACGTAAAAGAAGAAATTCTTAGGAACGTTTACCAAGAATTTTCAGGTATAAATTTGGATAAAATTAAAAATTCTACTTGGGAACAAGTAGCCGTTCACATAGAAGTAAAAATTTTTACCAAAGCAAATGTGAGAGAATCGAATTAGAATCTTGAAAGTAATTATATAAAAAGCGGCTCGTCCGCCACTCTACTCAGTTGCTCTTTTTATCAGGAGCGTATCAATGTCAACAGGTAACGTGACTACCTATCATCAGGATGGTGGGATCAATTTCAATGACGTAAAACCGGATCATGTAGGTTCTAAAGTGGGTACCGCTGAGACCGGAGATGCTAACAGAGTTACGTCATCAATAACACACCTCAAGCCAAGGATGATTTTGGAAGAGGGGAGCTTGTGGATGCCTTAGAACAATTTTTCGAAGAATTTGACGAATCAAAAGGTCAAAAACCAGTGCCGGTTCTTTGTGTTCGTCCATTCAACGATTTGGCTGGGAGTGTAGGAACTCCTACCAAAGTTGGTGGAGGAGAAGCGGCTCTTCCTACAACTTCCGGAATTCCAACAGGTAGTAGAGTTGTAGTACTTAAAATTACAAAAGCAGGTGCTTGTGGTATCGCGGAATATCGTAAATCCGTAGATGCAGGAGCAAACTTTTCCACTCCTTTGATCATTCCTTCAAGTGGTTCTGCGATTTCTTTGGACGTGGGAGTTAGCACTACTTTTACGAATGCTTCTACTCCTGCAAATACGTTTCAGTTAGGTGATACATTCACTTTTATAATTACCGGTCCAAGTGCGTCTAACGCTTCAAGGCTTGCGGCAATTGAGGTTTTAAAAAGAGAATACGGTTCCTATTGGATTCATGTTTTGGGTCCAGCTTCTAGAGCTTTTGCGATGTCGTGTAACGTTATTTTAGAAGAGATGGAAACGGAACACCACCTTCCTTCTTTTATGATCTTGGAAGCAAGAAGTAAGAACGAATCGGAAACGATTCCACAATATTTTCAATATATCCAAGATGAGTTTGAGCCTTTCGTTTCTCCTAAAGGTAGAGTGATGATCGCAGTCGGCGAGGCGCGCTATATCAAAGGTGGAGTTAATGCTTCCGGAGGTTATTCTGCCGTTAAATCTGCAGGTGATTCTATTGGAGCTTGGAGAAACTTTGCAACGATGGCTACCGCAAAAATTGCCGCAACTCCGGTTAACGTTTCTATCGGCTACGTTAAGGATATGCGTTCTCTTACATTTTCAGAAATCCGTTATTGGGACGAAGGATATAGAAACTACATGGATCTTCTTCATGATATGGGTCTGATGGTTCTCAAACAATACGACGACTACGACGGGATTTTTATCGCCAGAGATAAAATTAAAGCTGGAAGTGATTCTGATTTTAAGGAACTTCCTGAAAGAAGACGTGCAGATAAGATGCATCGTATTCTTTATCGTGAGTCTCTTCAATTTTTGAATATGGATACGGAAGTAGATTCTCGGTCGGGGGGTTTAGATTATTTAAAAGCATACATCGATTCCAAAATTTCAGCGGAAATGGAATCTCCTGGTAGAAAAGAAATTTCAGGTCATGAAATTGTTTTAGATCCGAATAAAACGTTTAATACTGATCGGATCTTAAAAGCGAAGTGCAAGATGTACGTTAGTAATCGAACCAAAGCGATCGAGTGGGAAACCTCTTTCGCCACACCCAAATAGGAGTTAACAATGGCATTAGAAGTAGTAAAGGAAAATTATAGCTTCACCAATCTTGAGCTGAAACTTTTCGGATACGATATGGTAAGATTTTCCGGATTCAAATTTGATCACGCAGTTGAAATTGAATTAACATACGGAAAATCGGGTGAGATAGTAGGATACACTACTAAGAATTACAAACGCAGTATCAGTGCGGAAATTTATTTTGAAGAGTTAGATCGTTTAACTCTTCTTGCTGCTCCTTATGGAGGTTTGATTGAAAAACTTCCACCTGCTCCCTTGACAGCAGTCTTGAAAGCAGAGGGAAGACCCGACTTCAAATACCTCGCGCCCGCCGCAAAAATTACTAAGTACGTCGCGGATTTCAAAAGTGGAAATTCGGGAGCGGTAGCTGTTCCTTTGGAAATCGCTTTGCTTTCGATTCCTATCATTTCGTTTGCGTAATGGCGTTGAATAGTCATTTAAAAATCAAGGAAATAAGTGTATATAATGAATCCATTAATTAGTTCAATTCCTGCTCTTAAGGAAGCTTTTGAAAAACTTCCTCAACCGTATCAGAACATAGACGACGATTTTATTGCACGCAACAAGGACGTGATCGATATGATCAAATCCCATTTTGCGGATTAAGGAGGTCTTCATGTTCTAGATGCGGGCGAAGGTAGAAAGATAATCTGTAGAGTGCCAAATAAAACTCAAGTAGATGAAACTTTAGAAAAAGCTAGGAAAGAAAAGCAAACCGATGTCGCACAACGTCTTACAGGTCAGTGTTGTTTATATCCTAGTTTCGAAGTCGTAAACGGATGGGCCCAGGATTCTCCGGGTATCTTTATCCCGATTAGTAATAAACTGATTGAGTTGACTGCCACAACCCAAGAGGTAACGGCAAAAAAGTTATAGGAGAGAAGCTTAGGCTTCTGAAGGTCGGGAATGGTGCGTTAGACGTTCTTCTGATGTACTATTTCCCTGGAAGAAAAATAGAATACCCAAAAGACGGAGACGAACGCGAAAATTACGAGGCTCAATTGGTTGCAGAATTAGAATTTGTGCAACAAATAGAGATCAACACATTGTCGCGTGCGATCGTTAAAGCGTTTAACGGGGATTAGACATTACCGGAGGCGACGTATGGCCGATACGAATACTAACGAATTGAAAATTGTTTTTACGATAGCGGATCTCGCCTCCAGTAAAATCAACGAGATCAATGGCAAATGGGATAATATGAAGCAGTTGATCGGTGAAAATAAGAAGTATTCAGAACAATTTAAACAATCCATTCAAGAAGTGGATTCTTCTTTTTAGAATATGTAAAAAGGTTTTGCAATATTGGATCTGGGTTTGTCGCTCGCTAAGACTTGTAAGGAATTATATGATGCAAGAACGGAATCCTCTAAATTAGTAAAAAATCTCAAGATACTCGGTTTGTCTGCTAAAGAGGTCGGAGACGTTTCCAAATCCGCTTTTAAACTTTCAGACGAAACTGGTATTTCAGTGGAAACAATTCTTTCCAGCGTAAATAAAATTAAATCTTCATTCAAAAATTTGAATACAGCCGATTTAAATGTATTAGTCGGTACTGTTACAAATGCCGTTTTAGCAACAGATGGAAATTTTTCGGATTTAACGGTACGGCTAATTTCTACCCGTTAACAAATCTAAAAATTTAACGGTGTTGACAAACAATTAGATTTTGGTAATATAACAGATTTTCAATTATCATCGGTAAAAATGAATATGTTTTCGTTTCAACTCGATCGAGTCTCCGAAGTTTGGTAAAATTTTAAAATTCTTTTAGGAGAAGGAATTGAAAATTCTGGTCTTGTAAAATTTGGAATTATAGAATCTGTTCTTAAAAATATCTTTAGAACACTGGCTGACGGAATAGGCAAAGTAAACGCATTTCTTGGCGAAAGTCCGAAACTCACAGAGTTCGCTGGCACTTTTTTGATGTTAGGTGGTGGGGATTTGATTGCAGCGGGTTCTTTGATGGTTTTAAAATCGGCCGCACTTGGTTTGTTCGCCGCTTTGAAAGTCGCTGCAATGTCTAATCCGATAGGACTGGCGGTAGTAGGTATTGTTACGGCACTGGCTTTGATCATTACGTATTGGGATGATATTAAAACAACTGCAGTCGAAACATGGAATTGGATCGTAAATACTTGGAGTAATCTTTCCGGTTTTGGTAAATTATTGGTTGTTTGGTTGATGCCGATCGTAGGCATTCCGTTAATGATGAATGTAAATTGGAATAAAATTAAAGATATTTTCTTGTTGGTAGGGACTGGAATTACAAAAGGATTTTCTAATATTTATCCATATATTCAACCGATCATTAATGCTCCTTCTTGGATTGTTTCTGCGTGGAATTCTTTGACTAAATTTTTTGGTAAAATAGTAAATTCAATTTTTAGAATATTTGCCAATCTTCCTTCTGGAATTCAAGAAATTTTAGTTCTTGCTATGGTCAATCCGATCTTCGGTTTATACAGTTTGATTTGGCAAGCGCTTAGTAATGTAATCGGAAATATCCGTAATCGTATGAAAGATTCCGGTTAAAGTCATTTTACCGCTTTTTCTGAAGGAATCCTGGATTCGGTCGCGGACTTAAAATCCACGATTTACAATGTGATGCAGGTTATCGATAGGTATTTACCTCATTCCAACGCTTTGGAAGGACCTCTTTCCAGACTTACTCATTCAGGTTCTGCGTTTGTCGATACTTTCATTTTAGGGATGAAACTAAAAAATAATACATTAGTCGGATTTTTAGGAGAAATGTCTAACGGATTTAAATCTGGATTGAATTTGATCCAACAAAGTGGAACTAAAACAGTCACTACATTTTCGGAGGGAATTTCTTCCGGTAAGTCAGTAGTTTATAATAAAGTAATGGATGTATTGGAAAAAACAAGAAGGTTGTTTCCAAATTCGGACGCTAAAGAAGGACCGTTTTCGACTTTGACCAAATCGGGTAAGGCTACCTTTGCAGAGTTTTCTGCGGGATTGGAATCGGAAATTCCTAAGATCAATCCGATTCTTCAAAGATTCAATCAGGTTTTAACGAACGAATCCAAAGGAATTATTAAACGAACATTAGAAAGTAAAGAAAGTTCCGAAAGTATATCAGGAAAATCGAATGTAGTTTCAAACACGAATATAGGATCTGTCATCGGTCAACTGGTGATCGGAAATAAAATTACGGATAAGTAAAAAATCAGCGAGATGATTACGGATGCAAATTTTCAAGAATTGGACCGATTTGAGGAGATGGAACTAATATGATCGGAGGAATTACACCACCTGCGCTTCCCGCAGGGTATCTTCCTTTGGAGGCAATAACGGGGGATATAGATCGTTTGAAAGTGAGTTGGTCCGGTAATAGATATGAGTTTCCTTCCGGCACTAAAATCAAAGCGCATCGAGAAAAAGAAATCGTAATGACTCCTATTCCAGGAGGAAAGAACGGAACTGTTAAAGAACTTACCGGATACAAAGATTGGACGATTACGGTAGAATTCACTCTTCTTGCTTCGATTTATGGAGCTGGGAGATTTTCGGCTCCTTCAAATCCTTTGATTAAAACTATGAGGCTAAAAATGAGAGAATTGAGGGATCTTTGGGAACAAGAAGAAACTCTTTGGTTATCCCATGCAATGTTAAGAGTATTAGGAATTACGAATGTAGTTTGTCAAAAGTTCGAACTTTTGAATGCTCCGATTCAATATGAACAAGGCATTATCATCACTTTTTTGTCCGACGACGAATACGATTTGGATCTTGCTTCTATAGAAGCTAAAAACGGTGTAGTGGAGTCTTCTTTATGAGTCAGTTTTACGTTCTTTAAAACAACGATACTCTACAAAGGCTTTCTGCTCGTTATTACGGAAAATGGGAAATTTGGAGATTGATCCTGGATAACAACCCTCAGATCGAAGATTGGAACAATCTTAGAGCAGGGGTTTTAATAGAAATTCCGGAACCCTTGGCGGAAGATCGTCTGCATACGATTGCCGATGGAGAAACGTATGAATCCATCAGTTTTCTTTATTACGGAACAGAACATTTTTCGAGTAAAATTCGTGAGAATAATTCTAATATACAACCTTATGAAAATATAGGATCGACTCTTTTTATAGAGGCCCTCGTTTCCAAAGCCGAACTGCAAAACGCTAAAAGAAGGATGAATTTGTAATGTTTGTTTTAAATCAAGAATTAGAAATATCGAATATAAAATTTCCAGCAATAACTGAAGCTGTATTAGAGTCTTCGAGAGAAATTCCTACCGACATACTTACGATTAAACATCCTAAGTACAAGAACTTAAAAAAAGATTCGATCGTTAAGTTTTCGAAAGTTACCTGGAAAGCTGGATATTTTCAGTATGGACTTTTAAATGAGTTTAACGGTTATATATTAGAGATTAGTCCAAAAGTTCCACTTGAGTTAAAATGTGTGGACCCGTTTTTCTTTTGTCAACGTAAGATGATGAGCCAGGATTATCATCAAAAAGCCTTGATGGATTTTTTGAAAGATTGTATTCATCCTCAAATTAAATCAGATATTTCGATTATCGTTCGTGATTCGGATATTAAACAAACAGTAGATATTAGTTGTGCTAAAAATCGGCACGTTATGCGTTTTTTGAATTTTTAAAAACTCATGGTGTGGACGAATTTTTTCACGATTGGAAATTGGTGGTTCAAAAAGCTTATAAACATACTGATTTAAGATTTTCTTCTTAAAAAAATAAAACTCAAAATTCAAATGAATCTCAGGAGACATTTCCTATCTTTCGCTTTGGAAAAAATATTATCCAAGACGAACTTACTCCTTTAGAAAGCAAGCCGTTCAAAATTATTGTAAGAGGAGAAAATCCCAAAACCGGACAGACATATAGAGGGGCTTATGGAACAGGTGAAACTTGTTATTACGAAATCGATGGATTGGATTCTCAAGGAGCTGAAAAAGAGCAAAAGAAATTTTTAATGAGTAATGTGGCTCTGGTTTTAAAGGAAAGTTCGTTTCTTTCGGTTTTCCTTCGATCACTCATTCTCAGATTATTGAAGTTCAAGATCCGGATGATCTTTCTAGAAGTGCTAAAGCGTTCGTAGATTAAGTGATTAAAAAATTCAATAAGGATGGTTATAGGCAAGAAAATTTTCCAGGTTTTTATTATGAACCTCCGAAGACAGGATCTTCAAAATCAAATGGTAAAAAATAAAGTAGGATCTAATGGCTGATAAAACCATCATACAAGCAATCGTTCAGGCATGGAAAATAGGTTTTCCTATTTTCTTTCCTAAGTTGGGAATTGTAGACTCTGTCGATTCCGTTAAAAAACTTCTAATCGTAAAAGTTGCGGAAGATTTTATTCATGATGTTATTTGGACCGAACCAGTGGTTCCGATGCAGGGATCCAAATGTCATTTGATCGCAAGAGATAATTTTGTAAAAACATACACCGCGTTCGGTTTCGAAAAGATCGATTCAATTAAAACGTAATTGCTGATAAAGTAGAAATTGAAGTTAATGAAAGAAAGACATTTTAAATTATAATAATAAAAATAAATTAACTATAAACGTTGTAGGTTTTCATTTGGATCTGGGTGGAAAGCCGTTTAAGATTCGGGGAAATATAGAACAAGACGGAGAATTTTAAACTACCGGAAAGATAGAAGCAGAAAAAGAAGTAACCGCTTTTGCTCAGTCCTCTAATTCAGTAAGTTTATCTACACATTTAACCGATTACGTAGATACTCCAGTTGGTCCTTCTGTTTCTAACAAACCTAAGGCAGGCACCTAATGATCGATTTTGCAAATGATTCTGTACAATTCGGAGACTTAACATTGGATCCTTCCGATAATGATTTGTTAAGCGACAGTAATTCAGTTCGTATTGTTTTGTCCGAAATTCGTGAGATGTTTGAAATGACTGTAGCCGACGACATCGACTATCCAGAAATTTACAGCAGACAAAGAATTGCTCAAAACTCTACTGAATACGATGAGTTATCGGAACGGATTCAAGACGCGGAGAGAATTCTTAAATTTCATCCCATTATAAATCCTCAATCTATAAATATAATTCTCGACGAGGAAAGAAGACTCGTAGTCGAATTCAGATTAAAAACGGGAGAATCTGTCAAAGGGATTTTGATGAATTAAAATTAAATATTATAATTGTTTAAAAATTTTATAGAACGGATTGGCGAAGCTGCTTTAATTTTTAACAATTATAATATATCAATAATATTTTTGTTAATTATTGTGTGATGATATACTGAAAATTTTAGGGATGGTTTAGAGTTTATGAAATCTTATTGCTTGTTTCAAAAATGATAAGTATATTAATATTTCATAAAATTAAAATATTAAATTTATGGTGGAGGTAATCAGTGAATTTAAATATAACTAAAGAACAAGTTCTTAATGAACATCTTCAAAGTGTAAAAGCTTCTGGAGTATTCAAAAATCATACGTTTAGTCCTACTTCCAAAACTTTTTCGATTTTGCGGGCTGTTTCCAATGCCAATTTTTTGTTCATAGATGATAATCTAGTTTCTATCCAGAAAGCGATCCATCCTCATACGGCGGAGGACGATGCCTTACACGAACATCTAATTCGTAGGGGGATGCAATGGAAACCTTCACTTCCCGCGATCATTAAAGTTAGAATCGGTTCTTCCGTTCCATCGATAATCAATCGTGAAATTCCACAATCTTTAATCGTTACTACTTCTGGAAAGGAAGATCAAAGAGTAAAAATTTTTCTTCAAGAATCATTAATACTTCCTGCAGGTACGGCAGCGGACGCCCAAGGTAAATATACAGTAGAAGCACTCGCTCAATGTACGGTTGACGGCCCGATAGGAAACGTTGTTTCGCGTTCTATCAATTTGATCGAAAATCCTCCAGATGGAATTGATTACGTTTCTAACATAGAAATCAATCCAATTCAACAAGGTCAATATAGAGAGACAAGAACTTCGGTTAGAGCACGTTTAAGAAATGCAGAAGGTGTTTCTTCTAAATGGACTCCCACTTGGTATGTGGGAGAGGCGGAGACGTTTGCTTTTGTAAAAAGAGCCATTTTTAAGAGCTCTAAAAATTTAAAAATGGATGGAGAGGTAAAAATTTTAGTTCAAGGAACGGTAGCTTCTTTGACCGATTCTCAACTTACACAAATTATAAACTATTTCAATTCGGAAGAAAATGATCCAGGTGGAGTCGCTCACGTACTCGTCGAGAATATTTCTGAAACTATAATCAATAAAACTGTTACTGTAAAGTTTTCTTCTTCGGACACGATTCCAAGTCAGGTTGTTTTGGATCAGATAAAGGACGAATACTTTCTTTCGCTCGAAGAAGGCCAGGACTTTGTAGACGCACAGTTAAAAGCTTTATACCAAGCTCTTCCAAATTGTATCGATGTAGAATTTAATCCATTAGGAAATATTGATGTTCCTGCGGGTTCATTGGCAAATGCCGGCCCGGCTTTTCAAGTAATCGGTGTGGTCTATGTCTGATTAATTTACTTTCAATTTCGATTCGACCGTTTGGTAAAATCAGAGAAGTTTAATACGTAAGTTCGGAGTTGATAGTCTTTGGTATAAAGTTTTAAAATCGATTCTCTCAATTCTAAACGAAAGGGCGGTAAGACTCAGTTGGCTTTATAGGCAAATGTGGCTCGAAACAAGCGACGGTTTTGGTTTGATTTTATGGGGAACTAGATACAAGATCGAAAAACTTCCAGGAGAAACGGACGATTTATATCGGAACAGACTTTTGCTCGCTAAACTTTTTAAAATGTCAATTGCTTCTGTGTCTTCTAAAAGACAGGTCATTCAATTTTCGACAGGACTTGACCCGGAAGAGATTCGTTATTCTAAAATTTATAAGTCGGAGGAAGCTAAGAACTGTTTTACGATCGGGGGCATTTTGGATCAAAGAATGATGTCTAGAAAATACGTTTTATTTAGGTATCGATTTTTCTTTCCCAAACTTTCCGACTCTTTCAATCGATCTGCTCTTGTTCAATCCAATGAGAACGTGAATATAGGCGGAAATGTATGTGAACTTTGGGAGAATCAAGGAGAGTTTGATGCGTTCGTGAACGGACGGTATCTTTCGGGTCTATTTCATTCCCGCCGAGCCGAAAAGATTAGAGAATAATCCGTTTTTTAAATATACATATTATAAAAATTTTTAAAAATTTTAAAACTACTTAATCACTCCTTCAAGGAGCATCAATGGAAAAGATCTAAGTTTATTCTTCTGAGTCTTTGGAAGAATATCCTTATTCCAATTTATCATCCATAGAATTGGAAGTAGAACTCTTCAACCCGGATAAATCAGAAGAGAAGTAGTAAAAAATTCATCAGGGAATTGCGATGTCCGGAAGGATTTTAAATTGAATGCGGAGCATTGAAGGAACTTTCTCTTTCAGAAAAGGCGGATCGAGGTTTGACTTCCGTTCCGGAAAATATGAAAATAGAGGAGGAAACGTTGGTTCCAAAAACGGAACTCGAACTTTTACAATGTGGTTTTTTGACGATTTCGGCTTATAAAGAAAAGAAGATTCTAAAAATCAAAACTAAGTTTGACGAAGCCATGGATCAAATCCTTTCCAAATATCCAAAGACGGAGCCACTTTCTTGGCCGATTTTGGCCCCACAGGCTAAAAGATGGATTTATGCAAGTGCTGAAGAAAAAGAGAGTCTTAAGTCTGAGTTCATTTCTTTAATAAGCGAATCTAAAAGTCAAAATGATGAAGATATTACAGAACTTGCAAGTTCTGTTTTGATTAAGTCGAATGCATATGAATCTTTCAGTGGTGTATGTAAAAAACTGAAAAGAGAAATGATTTTACAAATCGAAAATAATACAAAAACGAACGTGAATGTTCTTTATAACGAGTTAGAAGCGATTGTAATAGATTTTCCGTCTTTCGAAGGAGATAATCATGGATAAATTATCAGGAATCGAATTTCCAGGCGTAGGTAAAAGAGTTTTCCAGAAGACTGGTAAAAAGAACAAGAATCTAAAAGTCAAGAGATCATCAATCGAGAATTGGACCTTTTGGGATTTGGGATTCAGAATGGCGGGACGATTGTAATCGGTTCGGGACCAAATCGTGTGGATTTAATTGATACTTTAATTGCTTATGACGAAGAAGGAAAAAGAATTCAAGTAACACCAATTGCTGGAATTCCGGTTCCGAATAACGTTACTTGTACTCTCGTAGTTCGACATAAGTTTTTAGAAACACAATATGATAGTCCTTCTAATCTTCCGAGTGATGGTACGAATTTATGGAGAGATAATTCTTTTGAGATTTTAACAAGACAAGGTTTGCTCGTTACCGGTGACGTTCCTTTGAGATTAATTTCGTCTAACGCTTCTGGAGTTGTAACCTTAGGTACCGACTTAAGAACTTGGAGAGGAATTTTTACAAACAATATTAAAGACGGACAAATTACGGAAGAAAAACAAGCCTCTTCTGTAAAAACAGGATTGATTACAGATTTACACGCGGAGTTGATCGGAGCTATCAATCCGGATGTGAATCATCCTCTTAAACTTGTACAAGGAATTAACCAGACTTATCTATATTCTAAAAATTTTATAGTACGATAACGTTCAAACAAGAACGTAAGTTTTTAGGAGAAATGTTTTGGATGGACGATTTAAAAAGTCCTTCCATTGATTTTCCTGCATTTTGTTTAGCTTCTCCGGATCAATTGATTAGTGTAAGTGGAACTGGAGGAATGCCCGATTTAGTTTCGTATTGGCTCAATAAACCACTTCGTTATGATCCTTTGGGAAATAACATAACCGATTTTGATACAATCAGCTATACGATTTCGAGTAACGTTTTAACTGTAACTTTCCCTTCCACAACTGCTTGTCTAAAAATCATCGATGCATTCGGAGAAGATTATCAAGTTCAGGGTTCTTTTACGAACTGGATGACTGGAACAATTTTGCAAACAATTGGTGGAATTCCGGCTAACTCTACTTTGGCGATTACTGCCTTTTCTTCTGCGAGTAGAACGATCAGTTTTAGTTGTACTGCGACGAATTCAAGTGGATCACTTTCAGGAGTGAAGATCCGTTTTTATAAACATAGATTGCCGGACATTACTCCTGGAACTACGATTACCAATCAGGTCCGTCATTTTACGGTTCAAGGAAGGGGATTTGTTTCTGTGATGGACTCTGATAGTGATTGGATTGGTGGTTTGAGAAGAAGGGATCGGCTCCACGATCATGCTCACGATTTGCCCCAAACCGTTCCGAATAATACCACGACGAGCAGCACACCAGGCGGTGGACCGTACTGGATAGGAACAACTAGGATTTATACTACTGGTGGCGCCGTCGCCAATAACAACGGGTCCCCTCGTACCGGAAAGACCACAGACGCCAGAGGTATATCAGGATTTCCTTATATATTTGTAAGGAGAGTTTTATAAGAAACTTTTTATGTTTTCTAACTAGTATTAAATACTACTTTAATTTGTATGATAGAGTGTCTTAAATTTTATGTTTTACTGATCTCTATAAAATTGAGTACTATTAATTTTATCACAAAACGCTGATTCCATGCAGAATATTGGGTACTTTATTATATAGTTATGAATAATTAAAAATTATCTTAAAATTTAAGATAATTTATTTTATCGGAATTGAGCTCCTGTCCTCAAACTTAAGAATGTAGGAACATATATGGAAATTGAATGATAGTAAAAACTATTAAAAAGTTTGTTATTACGGTGTACTAATTTGTAGAACTATCACATTGTGTTGAGAAATTAAAGATGATTTGTATTAAAGTTTTAGAATAAACTCTAAGCACATCATATTAAAATTAATCAGATGATTAAACTACTTAAGCCGCATCCTTTTAAGGAGAAATATGAAAAAAAGTAACGTTGGCTCTTTCGATTTACTCGAAGAGTATATTGCACAGCGGTTACAATCTATCTGGTTGAAAGTGAAAACTTTTAACATGAATCTGTCGGGGAAAAATGAGAGGAAATTTATCAAATAAAACGATGGATTTTGAAGAAAATCCACGAGATAAACGGCTTGAAATCCGTTTCGATTTCTTTTCAGTAAAATCTTATAATAGAGCTTTGAAAAATTCCATGGCGGGTATTAGCAAAATTGCCCATTTCAATGTAATGTAAACAAACGGAAAATTAATTTTTCAATAACTCTAATATTAGTAATATTGCACGTTATTTTTATATTAAAAGAACTTGTATAAACCAATTTTTGAAAATTGTTAAAAATAGTATCGATTCATTAAATGGAAAATCATGCGTTAACTTTTTTATGAGCAAATAAAATCGATTCTAATCGAGTTCACTGTACTAAACGGAGTCTATCATGGATAAATTATCAGGAATCGAATTTCCAAGTGTGGGAAAAAGGGTATTTCCGGAAGATTGGTAAAAAGAACAAGAATCTAAAAGTCAAGAAATCATCAATCGAGACCTGGATGCTTTTCGGCCCGGTATTGATTCAGGAGGAAATATCGTAGTAGGTTCTCTTGCAAATAGAATCGATTTAACCGATACTCTGATTGCTTATGACGAGTATGGTAGAAGAATTGAAATCCCACCTACGATCGGAATTGTAATTCCAAATAATGCAGCTTGTACGATCGTAGTTCGACATAAGTTTCAAGAAACAGAATATAATAATCCTCTAAATGTGCCCGAAGATGGCCCGATTATCTGGAGAGACAATTCATTTGAAATTATAGCTAGGCAAGGAGTTTTGGTTGCCGGAGACGTTGCTTTGAGAACTGTATCTACGGACACGTCAGGTATAGTAACTTTGGGAAATGACTTAAGAATTTTTAGAGGTATCAAAGGAATTCGTATTAAAAACAACGAGGTTACCGAAGAAAAGCAGGCGGGTTCCGTAAAAACAGGTATATTAACGGATTTGCATACAGATATAGTCACTGCAATTAACCCGGATACAAATAATCCATTGAAATTTGTCAAGGCGATCAATCAGGTATATCATTTTTTAAAAAATTTTATAGATGTCACATTCAAGCAGGAACGTAAATTTTTAGGAGAAATGTTTTGGATGGACGATTTAAAAAGTCCATCCAGTGATTTTCCTGCATTTTGTTTGTCGTCTCCGGATCAATTGATCAATTCGACTGGAAACGGAGGGATGCCCGATTTGGTTTCGTATTGGCTCAATCAATCACTACGTTATGAGCCTTTGGGAACAAACATAACAGATTTTGATGCGATCAGTTATACGATTGCGAGTAACGTTCTGACTGTGACTTTCCCTTATACAACTGCTTGTCTAAAAATCATCGATGCGTTAGGAGAAGATAATTTGATTCACGGTTCTTTTACCAATTGGATGACTGGAACAATTTTGCAAGCAATTGGAGGAATACCTGCAAATTCAACACTTGCCATTTCTGCTTTATCTGCTTCGAACAGAACAATTAGTTTTACTTGTACGGCGGCGAATTCAAGTGGATCTCTCTCTGGTGTAAAGGTTCGTTTTTATAAACATAGATTACCGGATGCGGTACAAGGAACTACGATTACCAATCAGGTTCGTCATTTTACGGTTCAAGGAAGAGGATTTGTTTCCGTAATGGATTTTGAAGGAGAATGGATTGGTGGGTTGAGAAGAAGAGATCGAATTCAAGGGCATAGACATGGTGCTTCCACCTCTATTTCCTTTGATATTCCGCAAGGTGCAACGGGAGGATTGGGTTCTTTGGTTGCGGCAGGTTATTATAGTGATGGAACACCGCGTGGATTACTACTAAACGGTTATCCTTCTACAACTGTTACCGGTCCGACCACAGATTCGCCAAGTGGTTCCCATCGCATTGGAAAAACTACAGATGCGCGAGGTATATCAGGATTTCCTTATATATTTGCAAAGCGGGTTTTATAA